CATCTGGAATTAAACCAGAAACACCGGGCGGGATCTGCTGCGTTTGAAGGCAAGCCATCATCAACTGCTTGACCTGATCATCAAATGCACTCATGGCATCGTTGTACGCTGCCAAGTCTTCCGCACTAGATTCCTCTGGGAGATCCAGGGGTTTTTCTAATCCTGCAGCAGCGGCCAGCGTCTCCCTGAACAGACGTTCTTCCTGGTAGATGATCAGTTCAAAACAACGGCAAATACCGTAAGTGTAAATAGCGATTGCCTTTTTCTTGGACGTGGCAGAAACACGACCAAACAGTGACTTGTACTCAGTTGCAGTCACGCCTGCAGAAATTGACAGTTCGTCAACGCCACCCAGGGCAGTGCGAATCTCTTCTCGGTACTGACGTGCGAAAGAATTCTGGTCGCCAGTGATGGCATCAGGAACAATGTAACCAACACGGTCGTTTGGTTCCAGGTTTGCAATGACGCGTGGAACTCTGATCTGTCCGTCAATACCACGGTGAATGGGATCAGCCTTGAATCGGGATTGACTCAGTCCACTGGGACCACTGAACCCAGAGTTAGCTGCGATAGAAGGACGCTGGACAACGTTCTCGCCACCGGCCTCCATAAGGTCAGTCTTGGGCCTGGAGGAAAGAAGCGTGGGGTTACCAAAGAACTGCACGTTCTTACGCATGGTGCGAACCATTTCATCATGCGTGCAGATGTGATTGGCTAACGCTTCAAATTCACCAACACCTTCAGTAGAGAAACCCTTGACGTTATGGAAAATTTCTACGCAAGGAATAAAGCCCAACGTATTTGTGAACGTTTTTGTTCTACCAAAATTTGCTTGGTAGTTACTATCAAACGACAGCTCGCCTTCCGAGTGTGTTTCTTCAATCGTTTTGCGTTTGATTGAAAGGCGGATGTAACGCTTTGCACCGCCCTGTCCCATGGTGGCCGGACCACTTAAACTTGCGGAATCAATGTCCTGCTGGTAACCAAACCCGTTCTTGACCTTGTAGCTGTAGATGATTACAACTTCATCAAGCTCGCCATCAATGTTGTAATAGCTACGATATTCGTGCTTACGAAAGTAGTAAAGACGATAATTATTCTGAGTTGGACGGATGTAAAAAAGACCTTGCCCATCACAAAGTGAATAATCCCAGATCGAATCAAAGCGGATGTCAAGAGAGTTGTATTTGATTACACGATCAATAAAGTCTTTGCGCTGATTGCCAAAGTTATCCTGCACAGGAAAAAACTCGACACCCTGGCGGATGCCGAATAATTTCATCTGCGCCAGGTGTGAAGCTACGACGCCAGTGTCAATCATTGACCCGCCGTCTTTTTCAAGATACGAGTCAATAATTTCCTTGAGTCTAGACTTAGCGTCGACGGCCATTAACTATTTTCCTTTTTCTTTGACTCAATCTTAGCAGCTTTTGCCTGCTTCTTAAGGTCTAACCATTTGCCAAAATACACCAGTTCGGCAGAGGAATAAAGCTCTGGATGATGTAGCGCTTGCTTTACAAGTTTTTTGGTTTTCATAGCGGTTCCTCACGAAACAAACTTGGAATTAAACCCAGCTTGGCCGAGCTGGTAAGCGTCGACCATCCCCTGGATATTACCGATAGCGCCAGGTAAATTGCTGGAACCAAACGCCATAGGGAGCTGAGGGCCAGCTCCGGGCTTGATGCCGCGTCTCATTAGTTCATCGTTGAGTTGTTGATTTTGTTGTGTACCGCCTTCATATAAACGACGCAGTTGTTCACCCGACCTACCACCCAACGAACCAGGTGTGCGCCTGATATCGAAACTTGGATTACCGGCAATTAAATTACCGGGGGCCCCAGGGACGTTAGATTCTCCGCCGTAATACATGTGACTATCTGGTTTTCCCTTATTCTAGTCCTCTAAAACTTCGTATCCAGAAGCGTCGTTTACTTTGGAAATTACGATACCTTCGCCGCGTACATCCCAATTTAAAACATCGCCCTCTTGCCAACCCAACTCTTCGATTACTTCATCAGGCAAAACAATATATTGATCTCCGTTTTCGTCCTCTTGTACTTCAAGGATGTAACTCATTTGGTCAAAAGCTTTTCCATCAGTTTATCAAGCTTATTATTGATCTCGCGAAAATTGTTGTGCATTTCTTGAATTTCCCTTAAGAAGTCCACCTTGAGCACGTAGTCTAGTGGCATGCGGTTGACTTGGTCTTCCAAGAGATCCACTCTTCGGTTTTGTGAATTAAGTCTTTCGCCCAGGCGGCTCATAAGCTTACTCATTGCCCAGGAGCCACCTGTCGCAGCTGAGATCACTGCCGTAAGAGCAATAGCTAAATACTCTGGTCCCACGAATCCAAGGTTTTTTAATATTCTAAGAGTCAGTAATCAAGGTGAAGCTGTCCTTTTCTTGCTAATCCAGTAACAAGCCAGACGAGAGCGCTAAAGATTGTGTTTAATACAGAGCTTATTGAAAGCTTCTATATCATGCGTTTTGATGCGATGACAGTTGGCGCATAAAACTTGGCATTTTAAAATTTCTTCTTTTATTGTTTTAAGGTTTCTAGACGACATTCTTGAAACACCTTCAACTTTAGAGCTTGGATCAAGATGATCAAAGTCGAGGGCATAAGCACTTTCTTTGTAACCGCAGCAAGCGCAACCTTGTTTTAGTTTTTCTTCGTGAATAATTTTTATGTTTTTGCTATGGTTTTCTCTTACACTTTTTTTGTAGTATTCTTTGCGCTTTTCCCATGACTCTGGGGACAGCCAATTCATTTGATATGTACCATCTTTATTTATGCGTGATTTTCTTCTATAGGCAAGAAATATCCGGCCATCTGGACCAACTTCGCCATACTTCCAAGGCTCGCCTGTTTCTGGGTTTGTTCGTTCCATTTTCAATAATCAAGATGTAATTGACCTTTTCGGGCAAGGCCTGTTACTAACCATACTAATGCATCAATACAATCGTCGTGACTACTTACGCCAAAGTTGGTAAGCTCTTCAAACATATTGGTGAAGTTACGAAAACGATTGAAGATGATCTTGCGGTCCTCAAACATACCCATAATGCCACGGAAGCGGGCCAACTTATCTGCCCTGAAACCTTTAACGGGATGCCAAATTAAATTGTAGAGACCTTCATTGTTCAAGCAAACACGCTTGAAGTCTGCCTCCAGGGACGCCTGGTACTGTACGGCCTCACTCCAAATGTCGCACGTTGAATAGCTGGGGTAATACAAACCGCTTTGTTCGTCTTTGGCAATCACTGACCAATCATTCAACAACTCCTTGAGGGCATCAAGTTTTTCAAGGTTACCCATGACGCGAATACGTCGGTAATCAATGATATGAATGCGGTCGCCAATGCGACCACCAAGAATCATAACTGTGTAATCGTTTTTCTCTTTAGTGCCAGCGGAGAGGTCAACCCCAACCCCAAGGGCGTCAAACTCCGTTGCAATTTCCGCCTTCACAATCAACTCCGGAGCCAGCGAAAGTTCGTTCTGCCGGATGACTTGATTCATGTACTGGAACGAGAAAGCAATTGGTGCCTGCCGTTTTTTCTCCTTCAGGTAATCTAATGACCACATGTCTGGCCAATACGATTCCTCTTCGCCAGTGATGGGATTGTTTTGAATTGCTGAAAGGATAATCTGTTGCCAGTTGTTTTGTTCGTTGAATGTTGTGGAGTGAATGTCATCGTGTCTGAAGCGGGTACCAAGGCAGATCGCTCGTGCACCTTCAAACATGGTGGGTGCAATCACAGCATTCCAGTTGTCCTGCATCTGTTTCCTGATGTCAGGGTTGGCAATATCTGCGGCTGACTTGATGGCGTCATCAATCATGACCAAGTGCGAACGCTTGGAAGTCACCGAACCCTTGAGGCCTGCTGCGCAAAGCGTGAACTGTTCGTCACCTGTTACGTCAATGCCAGCAAACTTGTGATCAATTGACCAATACTCATTACTGGTGGCGTTCTTCAGAAGGCGAACTTTAGGGAAAACTTCTTGGTATCGCTTGCTTTCAATGATGCGTTTGATGGTGGAAGACTTGGAACGAGCGATGTCAACGGTGTAAGACAGATACAGAATCTGCAGTGGCAATCCTGCGTGTGTGTGGATGCCAATGGCCCACGCCGTAAGCAGCCCCAACACTGTGGACTTAGCGGAGCCCCTGGGTGCCAGGAGATCCACGTTGGGACCAGCGATCTTAATGAGACAGCTGCTGTCCTCCTCGGTGACAAAGTGTCGATGCCAGTTGAGGTGATGAGCAGCCGGTGGTTTATCCGCTACGTATTCACAGAAGAAGCCAAAATCTTCCTGGGCTTTCTTCAGTGCTTCTGCGTTACGTGGCTTGCGTATTTGTTGTCTGCGTGCGGCGGCTTGAGCATTGCGGCGGTAAGCAAGATGCGTATAGCTTGGCACAGCAGTAATTCAGAGTATTACTGAATACTACCTTACTTTTTGTCTTCTTGTTTTTTGGCCTTTTGCTTTTGATATTTACGTGCTTTTTCTAAAGCGGCCTTACGCTTTTCCTTGTCCGACATTTCAGTGCCGTCTTCTTTCTTCGCATCTTTTTTCTTAAGGTGCGCAAGAAACTGCGGAGGAACTTTACCAGCCATTTAAATCAGTTATCTGTTAACAATGTTGTGTTGCACCTCAATATTTTAAGGCAGTTATTCGTCAAGTTGCATTTTTGCCCACACACTCATGGTCGCTTCTTCCAGGGGGATCTCGATGGGATCGTCCTTGAAGACGGATAGGAGTTCACGAATGGCACGATCAGCACCAGCCATTAACAGGCCCTTGCGATCTTTCATGCCAGTGAATCGGTCAATTTGTTCGATGTGACCACGAATTTCTTTTTGCATTGACGCAATACGGGCAACGCCCGCATCACGTTTAACATTGCCGTTCTCAACATCTTCACGGAGTTTGCGAACATCCTCCTGCATCTCGTCAATTTCATACAGAAGTTTTTGACGATGATCGGCCTTAGGGTAATTATTTTGCACCCAAAGCTCACACGCAGTAATGCTACCTGTATACCGCAGGAACCGGGCATACAAGTAGACTTCGACTACGGAATAGTTGTTGCTGGCAAAAGAGCAAAATGTTTCCTGGGTTGACGCATCGAGGTTGTCAACCCATGAATCAAATAACTCAATATCGATAAGCTCGTTGGGCCTGCCCGTAGTCCCGCTCTTCGTCGCGTTGCTTGAACTGCTGGCCTTGTTCGGCAGAGCTACGTTGTTCTTCTGCGCCCTTACCGATGGTTTCACGTTCTTGTTCACCAGCAGTCTCCATTTTTTTCTTGGAAAATTCGTAAGCCACACCAGCAGCCTGGCGGTACTTGTCTAGATCAAACCAGTCATCAACGTCTGTTTGACCAGAGGGTACACTACTTGTCATGGCTTAGATAGTTTACAAGAAAAAATTAGAAGTTAGACATCATTTGCGCCAGGCCTTGGGCGTAAATGTCACGACGGCCCTCAGTAGACTTTTGACGTTGCTGACGACCTTTAGAGGCTTCAAGGCGTCCTAACAGACCCTCGAATTCGCCAATATCAAAAGATTTGGCGCCAAATTGCTGTTCTGCTTGTTGCTTCTGTAAGGCGTTGCGTGTAGCCTCATCAATTTCACCACGCGAAAAAGCGTCTCTGATAGCTTGCTGACCACCAGCATACCTGGTATAATCGGCTTGGTTGCCTGTTTCCCACCAACGATTACTGGTCATTTCATTAATTGGATAAACTGTTACTTGTTAATTGTACAAACACTTAACCCCAAAAACCAGATAAAAGACTGGAATATACATTGCCAGTAGCTCCAATTTTTGCAACTTCCTTGGAGCCTTCATTTTTCAACTTCTGGGTTTCTTTGTCGATCTCCCCTTGGAGGTTAGTCAACCCAGCGCTGTAAAGATACTTGCGGGTATCACGTACGTTTTGCAGGTTCTCTTCAATTTCACTGGGAGTTCCCGTAAAGGTATCAGCAAAATTCGGCAGCTGGACCCCAGCCCTTGCTTTAGTTGTGTCTGCGTAGCTGGGGAGAAGATTTTTGTCAAATTTGAAAGTACGTTGTCCTGTTTTCTTGCCAGCAGCGTCAGTCGCCTGCTTGCCAAACGTTGTGTCGTAGTAGTTATCAAGATAACTCTGGTTAAATTTTTCTTGATACTCAGTACTCTTTGCAAGAGAATCGCGAAGATCTTGGACGGTACTGTAGTAGCCTTGCCCAAATCGTTCCTGGGCCTTTGCTTTTTCTTCTTCAGTAGCTTTGCGCCCAAGAGTTTCTTCGTATGCAGACTCAATCCCTGTGGCACGCCGACCAGGGAGGAGTTCTTTTGTATAGATGTCCGTCAGTTCAGCTACGTCTTGCTCCGGGGGAGAAAGATTGAATTTAGTTGCGTAATCACGCAGTTGTGACTGTGCGTCAGTAAACGAAATTAAACCTTGGCGCAACTGCGATTGAACCCCGGAGCGCATCCCGGAATATGCGGCGGCCCCAGATGATTTACGCGCTTCATCGGCTGCTTTTTGTTCTGCTTTTTCCGTATCGGCACGCTGCTCTGCACGCGCCTCTCTTTCTTGCTGATACTTTAAATACTCAGCAAAAGTATTGTCCCTTGGAATTTCAGGGGATTTGTATTCAACTCTAGTGCCGCCGCCACCCATGATTTAATCCTCAAACGAACATTGTGCCCACATCGCGTGGAGCAATACGACCAAACATACCAGCCATAGCAGCTTCTTTTTCAGCCAAAGAAGCTTTTAAAGCTTCTCTGTTTGCTCTTTGGTTTTGCTCACGTGCTTCAAGAGAACTTCCAAGGGCAACACCACGGCGAGCGCGATCAGATAAAGTAGCTGATTCCATTTCAGCAAGCGGGCCGAGTTCAAACTTCTTCGCAAACATCTGCCTGCCAAGTTCCAGGTCAGGCATCCAGGTGCCTTGTGCCACGCGTGCGCCAACATTGCCACCTTCGCCAAACTTTGCGATATCCCGACCTTGTTGTACATTCCACTTCAGTTGGTCGGCTGCTGCCTGTGCCTGGGCATTAGCAGTTTCTGATAACCTACGCTCTGCGCCAAAACCAGCGAGGGCTCCAATGCCAGCACTGGCAAAGCCTAAGCCTGCTGTCAGTGGGCTAAGTGGGCCAAACATGCTTCCTCCCTTGTTTGCACTACCAGAAAACCTTCCAGCACTAGAAATAGGTTCAGTAACATTCATCCAACTGGTGTTGGGAAAACTACTGGCGCTAACTCCAAATGCCATAATTTATAACTTATTTTAGTGTACGTTTACCCACGACCAAAGTAGGACATTGGCGTGTATTGAGCTGAGCGGGCCGCAACTTGAGGACCTGGAAGTGCTCGCACACCTTCCATTACTGTGTTAGCGACACGATTAGCGCCTTCCACTGCTAACTGCCCCGGAAGTGTAAATGCTTGTGTAATTTGCCCAGGGAGGTCAAACATTAGTTTGTATGGCGCAGCCGCTGCCATGCGTTCTTTATCAAACTCACTTTGTACGCGTAATTTTTCACGCAAAGCTTGAGGAGTATTTTGTTCCTGGGCAAAATTCAAAAGACGTTCAAACCATTGTCCATTGTCTTTGCCGGGGGAAAACATCTGCTCCAGCCCGTATCGTTGCGCTTCGTCGTTAAGGCCAGACTGTCTAAGTCTGTTGGCCGCTGTAATGTATGCATCTACATCGAAAGCCATGGTTTAACCCCGATATTGGAATGCAGATGCCGCATAGGGATTGCTTGCGTTCATCATTGCACGCACCGTCTCACCACCTTGTGCCTGGGCGCCACCAGCGAGTTGCGCCGTGTAAGCCTGACGGTTTAATGCGCCGGTAAGTTGACCGGTCTGCTGATTGAGCTGCATCTGACGTTGCATTTGGTTGTTAAGATATTGATTTTGAATGGGAAGCATCTCCCGAGCAATATCAACTTGAGCACGTCCAGTGATGCGAGACAGTTCGTCAATGCGTTTAATGTCTTCATCAGAGAAGCCGATGCCGCCACCGGTAAGACCCGACTTACCTTCTTCCCTGCGTGCACCGGTAACAGCATTGGCAACGCCTTGAGCAGCGTTAGCAACACCACCGCTAACTGCACTTGCCACCCCGCCACCAACAGCACCACCAAGCAAACCGCCTGCCAAACGCACAGCGCCGCCAAGAAGTTTACCTTTGGCACCGCCTTTCTCAAGACCGCTTGCAATTCCACCAACAAGTTGAGAACCTAAAAGACCACCGCCTAATTCACCGGCACCTTGAGCAATATCGCCCT